GTGCACCGTACAGCGAACGCTTCTTCGGCAGCTTTGGCTTGGGCAAGCTCAAACGCTACTTCGGTGAAATCTCCGAAGCTATGGGTCACAGCGGTATCGTGGACTTCATTGACAACATTGGTGGCTTAGAGTTTGAAGCCACTATCGGCCAGCGTCCAGACCGTGACGACAAGACCAAGCTCTACAATGAAATCAAAGCGTTAGAGCTGCCAGCAGCTTAAGACCTGCACCCTCTAGCCCCTGCCAGCGTAATGTTGGTGGGGGCTTTTGCATTAACAGAGCCTACAAGCAAAGGAGTCCCTATGGCGCAGCACAACAGTTTAATGCTGGTAGTACACGCAAGAGACGCAAAGTACAGTGGCAAGATAAACACTAGCAACTTCAGCAAAGTGTACATACGCAGCGAGCAGTTCCACACTTGGACACAGGTGAAGGGTGAAGCACGCAAGCTGGGGTGCACAGCCATCGCCACCACTCAGTTCCCATTCTTCTTCACGCAGCTTGAGGGTACAGCAGACGCTAACTGCGGAAGCTTGCTTGAGCGCGATGGCTTGCAGGTGCTCCTGATACCTGAGCTTGCACGCACTTGGAAAGAGCCACACATGGTGTGGTACATAGACCGCTTGCTCCGTAAGCTCACGCACCCGAGAGAGTTCGTGCAGCCCACACCGTTCTTTTACACAGAAGTTACCTCAGCGCACACACCAGCTTGGCTGGACATTGCGAGCAAGGCGTTCCTGTGTGCAGTAGATATTGAGACTGTGCGCGGGGAGGAGGGGCTAGACCAGCAGCTCATCACCAGCATAGCATACACGCTGGCTACCTTGCGGCCTGACGGTAGCATAGCCACCAACACGTGTGCCATTGACTTCCTCAAGGACTGGCAGGGTGCGCTGCACTTCATGCGCGAGATGAACGCAACCGCTGTACCAAAGGTCATGCAGAACGGACAGTACGATGCCAGCTACTTCCTGCGCTTCGGTGCACCTATGCGGAACTGGTTCTACGATACTTACAACCTACAGCACTGTCTGTACTCTGAGCTACCTGCGGACATTGCATACATGGCGCAGCTATACTGCCTCAAGGTGCGGTACTGGAAGCAGATGGCAGGATACAATCGGCTAGAGTACAATGGCCGTGACGCGCACGTTACCCTGTGGGTATGGCTGGGGCAACTGCGCCACATCCTACAAGGCAAGCACCAGTACGCTATCCGCAACTACCTGCAAGAGTTCCCGCTTGTGTTCCCTAGCCTGCACTGTGGGCTTGAGGGCATACTGGTTGACAGGGAGGAGCGTGCACGGCTGTGTGCAGCAGAGCAGGAGAAGAAAGCTACAGCACTCGGCAGGCTACAGTATGTGCTCGGTGTACCTAAGTTCAACCCAAGCAGCCCCAAGCAGGTAGGCACACTACTGGAAATCATGGGGCACATCAGCGAGGACGGCACGGACAAGAAGGCCATGCAGAAGTTCGCTGAACGGCATCCACTGAACCTCCTGCTAGTGGAGCTTACGCAGACCTACAGGAAGGCAAGCAAGGCTATCAGCACATACTACGAGTTCCCACTCATGAGCGGGCGCTTGCTCTACCAGCTAGACCCAGCAGGCACAGAGACAGGACGGATGGCCAGCAAAGCCAGCAACTTTTGGGTAGGCACACAGATACAGAACATACCAGCATACGCCAAGAGCCAGTTCATACCTGATAAGGGCTGGCTATTCGGTAGCGTTGACGGTAGCCAAGCAGAGAGCAGGTGCACAGCATACATAAGCCAAGACCAAAACCTCATGCACACTGTGGAGACCAGCCCTGACTTCCACTGTACGAACGCAAGCCTGTTCTTTGGCATACCATTCAGCCAGCTCTACCAGCAGGAGTGTGTGCTAGAGGACGGCTCTGTACTAGAAGCTAAGGTGCTCCGCAAGGACATCCGCACAACAGCTAAGCGCGTGAATCACGGAGCGAACTACAACATGGGAGCGTTCACGCTGTGGGAAACTATGGGCACGAAGGATGTGTTCAAGGCAGCCCGCTTGCTTGGCTTGCCCCGCTACTTCGGTGCTATGGAAATATGTAGGCACTTGCTAGGATGCTTCAGCAACGCATACCCTGATATCAAGGGCAGGTGGTACGGTGAGGTAATCAGTGAGGTGTTAGCTACAGGCAAGCTGGTAGGTGCAACAGGCTGGACACGGAGAACATTCCTGCGCCCTAGCCCGCACAACAAGCCAGCCCTGAACGCTCTAGTGGCGCATCCACCGCAGAGCCTCAGCGTAATGATTGTGAACAAAGTATTCTACAAGGCATGGAGGATGCAGATGACTACCCACACGGGCAGGCTGCGCATCAAGGCACAGATACATGATGAGGTGTTCTTCCAGTACAAGGAGGGGCATGAGTACATAGCAGAGGAAATAGGGAAGGTGTACCGAGAGGAAACAGTGCAAGTGCATGGCCGCACCATGCGGATTCCAAATGAGCCTAAGTACGGAGCAGCAAATTGGGCACTACTAAAAGAGTAACTTATGCCACACATACTACACAAATACCTACAGTTCAGGCAGCGCACAGAGAGTCCCACAACATTCCACCGTTGGAGCTTCCTTAGCTGCTGTGCTGCTGTACTGGAGCGCAACGTATGGTTCACAGACGGCGACAAGCAAATCTACCCTAGTATGTACGTCATGCTAGTTGGAAGTCCTGGAACTCGCAAGTCCGCAGCTATCAAGGGCTGCACTAAGCTGCTTGAGGAGAGCGGATACAAGAAGTTCTCAGCACAGAAAACCAGCAAGCAGAAGTTCGTGCAAGACCTAGCGGAAGCTAACTTGGGGGATGTGCTGGATGGCAAGACTGGGCTGTGCGACGCTACCTTCATTGCAGCAGATGAGTTCCTTGACTTCATAGGCGTGGGGAACATAGAGTTCACTACCCTGCTTACGCACCTGTGGGATAACCACAAGGCATACAAGGAGAGCTACAAGAACAGTACCAAGAGCTATGTGGAGCGACCGACAGTGAACCTGCTAGGCGGCAGTACGCCAGCGGGTTTGCAGACAGGGTTGCCAGCGGAGGCTGGAGGCACAGGGTTCTTGAGCCGTACCATCCTAGTGTATGGTGAGCCTAGCAATCAGAAGATTACATTCAGGAAGGTGGCCACAGAGGCAGAGAACGCAGAGTACCTTGAGTTCTTCCAGCAGCTAGGGCAACTGAAGGGTGAGATGTTCTACACATCTGAAGGAGCTGACCTGCTGGATAGTATCTATCAGGAGAGCACGCCACTGGATGATAGCAGGCTCACCTTCTACCATGCTCGCAGACTGGAGCACTTGCATAAGCTGTGCATCATAATGGCTGCCCTGCGGGGTAAGCTCACAATCTGTGAGGAGTGCGTCATGGAAGCCAATACCATACTCACCTTCACGGAGGAGCACATGAGCAAGAGCTTCGGTGAGTACGGCAAGAGCAGGCACGCTGAGGCTACGCAGAAGATTATAGCCTTCATGGAGGCAGCCAACAGGCCAGTCTCAGCTGACGAGATGTACAAGGCTTGCAGCCAAGACCTAGAACGGTACGCTGATATCTTCCTCATACTACAGAACCTACAGCGAGCGGAGCGCATCATATGCTCCCACAAATCCTTCATCCTGCGCAAGACCAGTAAGAATGACCGCAGGAAGTACACACGCTTTAAGCTATACATAGCGGAGAATGACTACTATGAACAATACGAAGCCGACCAGCAGCAGCTCAGTGAGCTGCTCGGAACAGCAACGCAGCCCCACGGGCTGGATAAAACTTAGCTCAGGTACGCTGCCTGATGAGGGCAAGGTAGTACCCATCATGGCCTACTTCGGTAGCTGCTTGCGAGAGTTCGCAGGATACTGGGTATCACCACCTACACCTGAACCAACCGAAACTGAGGCCGAGCCTGAACCTGCAGCTCCTGAGTGGCGCACAAGCAGCGGTAACAAGCTCACTTGGGTAGAGGCTTGGTACAGCGTACCAGCTTACATTCCACCCCACATACGCTAACAACCAACCGACAAGAGTACATAACATGAAGCACATCCTGATTGCATACACCCTAGCTATACTGTTCATGGTTGGCTTAGCCTTCACACCCACAGGGGGGCTGCTCTATGATGCCCTGCTTGGGTACGGAGCTGTAGCCTTCATAGGCACAATCTACCTTGCCCTTACTCTGCTTGTCTGCTTGCTGTATGTGGCGCTAACCTATAAGCGGAGCTAGCTATGGGAGCACACAGTCACCAAGAGCTGTGCCTGTTACCATGTGGCACACTCAAGCTGCTGGCTTGGAAGTACAAACTAAGCTATGCAAGCGTGTCCAGACTGCGGTCACGGTTCTACTTATTTGATGAGCTGGAGCTGGAAGCTCTAGTATCTGCGCACACCAAGCTACTGCACAAGAAGAAGGGCTTCCTAGCCCGCACCTATTTCCCTGATATTCACCCACCCGTACCGCAATCCACACACGGTACAATACCAAGAGGTTACACACCATGAGCAACATACCACACACGCTATCTTCCGCTATTGTACCGCGCAGCTTGTATGCACTAGAGCAGAGCATACTAGGCTGGGCACATGAGCGCAATCTTATCAAGGGCAGCACCTGCAGCAAGCAGCTAGCCAAGACCTGCGAGGAGTTCGGAGAGCTGGCAGCTGGCCTGAACAAGGGCAAGCACGCTCTCATCAAGGATGGTGTAGGTGACGTACTGGTCACACTCATCATAGCCAATGGCTGCGCAGGCGGCGAGTACCTGTTCAGCTCAGAGGATGCAGGCAATGGCTGGGCTATTGTAGGACAACCTATGCTGGCCAGCGAGAGCAGCGACGTAGTGCTCAGCTTGCTGTATGAGCTGGACTATGTAGTAAGTCACGCAACTCATGATAGCTGGCGTGTAAGCGTCATGTTCGATATGATTCGCTGGCTAGTGGTTGCAGCCCAGCGTGCTGAGTGTTCACTTGCTGAGTGCTTGCTCACAGCTTGGCTGGAAATCAAAGACCGCAAGGGGCGCATGGTGGATGGCGTATTTGTTAAGGAAGCTGATTTGCCCACCAGCCCCCAGCAGGAAGCTCCTGTACCACCTGACCACAACTGCTAGGAGATTGCCATGAGTCCTGAAACACAGCAAAAATTAGAGCAGCTCAATGCACAGTACCCGCACCTTATGTTCACAGCAAACGGAGAAATCTTTTGCGTTGCGGACATAGTTCGGTTAGAGTGGGTAGCAGACAACGCAGGCACTAAACGGCTGCGTATGTTCCCCACAGCTGGTAGCCCAGCCTTCATACTCTCTCAAGCAGAGAGCCTAATAGGTTACAACAAGTGGCTTGCAGAGCACAGCCTATGAGCAAGCACGGAGAGTTCCTACAGGCTATGCTGGAGTATGCAGAAGCGCGTGGCTTGCAGGTAGCGCAAGTGGGAATTGCCTTTCGGGGCAAACGACATGATTACTGCATAGTAGATGACGACTTACAACCTTACGACTTACAACCAACAGAGAGTACTAATATGCAAACAATCAGAAACCCTAAGGGCGCACTGTCCCAGCTTATTGCAATGATGGCTGCCTCGCCAAGTATGCAGCCTGAGCCAGCCTTTTCCCCAAGTCCTGTAACCAGCACCTTGAAGCGCAAGCACCACACCAATGGCGGAACTCACAAGCAGAACTTGCGTGCAAGCAAGCGCAACGGCAAGCAGTACAAAGTTCGTAAGCAAGCCTAACCACAGCCTGCCCGCCTTGTGCGGGCTACAACCCACAGTAGAGAACAAATCATGAACACACAAACAACTCGCCCACAATCAGCAACAGAGTTCCTAGCCACCGCAGCCAGCACGCTAGGCGAACGCGGCAAGCAGTACGACCCAGCAGGCAAGCAAGAGCGCAGCATGACTGCAATTGTGCAAGCCTTCAATGCTATCTACCCCCACAACCTCCTCACAGTCCACATGGGCTGGCAATTCATGAGCTTGGTCAAGATGGTACGAGGTGCAACTAAGCCTCACGCAGATAGTGCACTAGACCAAGTGGCGTACGCTGCCCTAGCTGCGGAGTGTGTGGCGGAGCAGTTGAACCAGCCTGCTGCACTCTGCGAAGACGAGGGCTGCCCACATCACGGTACTCCACACGTATGTGTAACTTCTGAAGTGAGCTATACCTCCCTACAAGTAAGCAACCAAGCGCTGGCTGAGGAGCTAGGCAAGTGCCAGCACTGGGCAGGTATACAGTCCCAAGAGCTGAAGCATCTCACAGATAAGCTGGCTGCCCAGCAGGAGCTTCTTAGCGTAGCACAGCACAATGCCAACTTCTACTTCGACAAGACCAATAGCTGCATAGCAGCTAACGAGTCTATGACAGCAAAGTTCCAAGCAAAGTTCCAAGCAGAGCGTAAGGCTAACGTAGCAATGCACGAGGAAGTTACTAGCTTGCGTGGCGAGGTGCAGGAGCTAGCAGCCTTAGCAGAGTATCGTGACAATCGTAATGCTGAACTCTGTGCAGAGCTTGAATCCCAGCGTGGTAAGTGCATTGCACAAAGCTCGCGTATCAGCGAACTACAAACTCTAGTGGATAACTTGCGCAGCTCGCTGGCACAGGCTACCAAAGAAGCTCCTTGTGCACACAACACAGATGAACCTAAAGCTCCACGCCCTGAGTACGTTGACCCTTATGACAGCCACGGTGACATACGCTCCACTAAGCACCGCTTGGTAGGTGACCGTGACCCAGCTCGTGGTGGCCTAGCTTACCCGCAAGGCAAGCCACTGTAGCCCACAAACAAGAAAACCCCCGTAAGCCTAGTGCCTGCGGGGGTTTTTTATTGCCTAGAACTCAGGCATACTATCTTGTGCAGGCTCTGCCTCCTGCTCCTCACTGTCTTGGTCATAGCTCCATGCTGTCTTGTCCGCACGCTCCTGCATCAAGCGGTTGTATGCACGGCTGGTAGGGTTGTCTCCCTGCATCTTGAGCCTGAACTGCTCAACACTCCCCTGACTTGCCTGCCCCATGTTGCGGCTGAAGAACTGGTGGAAGTTCTCAGGCGTACCTCCTGCGCTACTGTACTCCGAGAAGAAGTTCATGTAGCTCTCATCGCTCACACCATTATCCCCCTGTAGCTGCACCCGCACCCGAGCACCTAAATCCGCAAGTGTCTTGGCTTGCTCCTGCTGGTAAGCTGTGCGGCGGTAGTAGCTATCAAGCAGAATTGCTTCTGTCTTGGGCTTGCCACCTAGCAGCCTACCTCCCATAGCAGCAAAGTTGAAGCCTGCATCAGGGTCGTAGCCAGTGTAGTTGCTGTTCAAGAACACTGGCGTGCCCTTGTTAGTGGTCACGTTCCCCATGAACAGGGTGCCCAGACCTTGCAGCGGACGGTTCAGTGCGTTGTGAGCAAGCCCGTAAGCCAGCGCATTCCCCACCTCCCCTGCGTTCTCCGCACCTGCAACCATCTGCCCTGTCCGCACTATGTTAGCTACAGCCTTAGAGATAATGCTCACTGCTGGCAAGTCCTGCACATTGGTAGGTACTACCAAGTTGTGGCGCAGCACCATATCACCCCGTGAGAAGAAGTCCACAGGAGTAATCAGTGCATGGCTTCCAAGTCCGTACAGCATATAGCTCCCGAAGCCAGTTGGGTCTGACTCGCTGCCTGACAGGCTGTACACATCCAGCTTGCCGCGGTTAGTGTCCGCTACCATTTGGTTCAGAGTGTGGAACGCAGGCAGCGAACGAAGGCCGAACACTGTACTCTGCATGAACGCTGCAATTGCAGCAGTCTTGCCCTGCCCCTCACTGATGTGCCGAGTCATGTACTGCGCCACGTTGAACATGTAAGTCTGGAATAAGCCGATGCTCTGGCCTACCACACCACTGAACAGCTGCACACGTTGGTGCGCACGATACACGCCATGCACCTTGTCCACAGCATTACGAGCAAGCGCGAACACCTCATCATCCCCCAAGCCCCGTGCCTCACCAATCTTCTTCATGCTCCATGCAACCATGAAGCGGCTCATGTCCTCGCTCTTCTGGTGTAGCGTGAACTTGCTGCCAAAGGTTGCAAGCTGGTCTACCTTCTGCTGTACAGTGTTCAGCGTGTGGCGACCATTCAAGGAGCTGTAGTCATGAGCCTCCAAGTACTGGCGGTTGTAGTCCGTGAGGATGAACCGTTCCCGTAACTTCTCAGCAAAGGCTGCACCCTCTGGGGTGAACCAGTTGTGGATAGCATCTGCCATTAGCTTTGCAGCACTTGGCTCGCGCATACCATTCACAGGGTTCACCACAGTGGTCATATTCACCAAGTTCTTGCCAGCCTGTGTTCCAGCCAGCGCAATCTTGGCTTCCTTGATTGCTCCATGTAGCAGCAGCGGAGTGGACATGATTTGCAGAGCAGAGTTCATGAAGTCCAAGCGCAAGGTAGTGGAAGCTACCAGCGTATTGGCCAACCGCATCAGGCTGTTCAGTTCCCGTCCATCACTTACAACCTCAGACCGTGCAAGCAAAGTGCTAAGGTTATCGTACGGGTTCTGGAAGCCGTGGTCTGCAAGCTCCTTGGTTAGAGCATCAAAGTCCTCCTGAGTTACTCCCTTCTGCCCTCTCATGGTACGGATGGCCTCAGCTGTATGGTGGATTGCCGCACCCCCTGTAGAGCTTATGATATCATTCACTCTGCGGTACGTGTCAGCCGCAGTTCCCTCGAAGCTGGCACTGTCCAGCATGATACGGCGAGTGCTCTCATAAATGCTAAGCTCTGCCGTGCGCTTGCCACCTTCCTTGAGAGAGTTAATGTTTGCGCTGTCGAAAGCTCCATCCGCTTTGCGCAGAGCCTGCATAGTGCTGGCATACTTGAGCTCCACAGCCTGCATGATTTGACTCTCTGACTTGTTGTGGTGCCAGTTACGCAGCAAGTCCAAGCTCTCAGTAGCGTAGATATCTAAGCTAGGCTGTGCCTCGGAAGCTCTGCCCATGCGAGCAAGCTCAGGGTCAAAGTCGTAGTCACTGAACACCTTACCAGCTTCATACTCTCCACGCAGTTGCTTCTCTAGGCTAACCTCGCCCTGCGAAACAATACGGTGAGTGCCACCGTACTGCTTGGTTGCATACGCAGCCTTAGCTTCCAGCTCGGCTTGGTTAGCTCCGTAAATCATGAAGCGCCCAAGCTCCTCCTGCCCGCCTTTTGGTATGATGAACTTGAAGAAAGGCGTAACCCGCAAGTCCACTGGAGGTGCGTAGTATATCTCAGGTGACCGAGCTATACTGCGCCCCTTAGCCGATGCAAGCGCCACATCATTCTCAATGTGCTTTGCGTTCAGTGCCATGTGGGTATCCACAAGCTCGCCTACCTCCTTCTTGAGCAGCATGGCCTGCTTGCTGCCTACCAGCCCATTCGCTATACCACGGGTGGTGAGCAGCTCCATTGCTTGCTCCTCAGTGTAGCCCTGCTTAAGCTGCGACTTCATGTAGTCCCCGAAGTCTGCAAGCTTCATGACCATGTGCGTGCCCCCGTCATCATCAGCCAAGCGTATGACACGGTAGGGGTCACGGCGAGCCATGTTGTTGAACAGTGCAAGCTGTGCTCTGCTACCTCTGGCATCACGCGTGTCCTTACTGAGTGCTGCAAGGTGTCCGTGTAGCGCCCGCTCTATGACCTGCCGACTGGCATCCTTCTGCCCATGTGTTAAGCTGCCAACATAGTTAGCCCACTCGCGGAACTTGCCGAACTCACTGGTAGCACTGTTGAACATGCCAACCTTGAGCTCAGTTGCACTGAGGGTACGGAGCAAGCTCACATCCTCTGCAGGGAACATAGTGGCTGCAACACCAAGCACCTTGCCGAACGCTTTCTCAGAAGCCTGCATCTGCAGCTCAGTGCGCGCCATGATGCCATCGAAATTACGAGCTGCAAGGTCTACCTGCTTAGCGCCATACTTCTTGTACCGCAGCATCACACTCTCTGCTCGGCTGTAGTCCATCTTGCCCATAAGGATTACGTCATCAGCTGCTTGCCCTAGAGCAAACTTCTCCCCAGTGTTCAGTAACACAGCAATCTGCTGCTCATTGTAGCCAGCCATTTGGTATGCAGCACGACCAGCTTCCTTCTGTGCCACTACATAGGCCAGAGCTTCCGCTTTTGTGAGAGCTTGTCCTGCACCATTCACGCTAGTGAGCCGTACAGTATCTTGGTCAGTCATACCTGTGGCCACACGCTCAATGCTTGGCATGTCAGTCTGGCTTGCACGGTACTCGATTGGCGCACCAGCTACATCCTTGGAGGAAGCGGGAACGGTGCGGTACGCAGCCATCGGACGCTGTGCCGCTGCTGCATGGTGGGCACTCACTTCCAGCGTAGGGTCTACGCCAGTCAAGCTGGCCTTAGCTGCGCTAGCCTGCGCGAGTACCTTGAGCGGGTCAGTGGCATCCACACGGTAGGTATACTCTAGCTTAGTGCCCTCAATCTGAATGCCGCCACCAATCTGCTTGACACGTCCAATGTCCTGTGCACGAGGAATCATGCCAGTCAGGGAACGCTGAGTGCGGGTGTTGTACCAAGCGGTGACAGAGTCCCAGCTCTTGGTATATGCACCGTGGGTGTCCAGCAGCTTAGCAAGTGCAGGGTAGGCACGAGCTGCCTCTGCCCCACTGGTTGTATTCTGCAAGCGTGCAGCTAAGCCAGACACTGCTTCCAGCAGGTCATCCGCAAGGTCTTGTGGAATCTTCAAGCCATTAACCAGCACCCCAGTGCCCTGTAGCTTGCCCTGAATGTTGAGCATGGCCATCTGTGCCTTAGGCAACCGTCCTGCTTGGCGGGCAGAAATACTGGCAGCCTTCAGCACATTGGTCAGCTTGGTGTCACCAATCTTCACTCCGTAGTCAAATATCTGACGGAGCATAGGACTGCCAGTAGTGGAGGTAAGCTGGCCAGCCATGGCTTTCCACAAGCTGGATTGCCCCTGCAGAGCTGCACGGTTCAAGTCTGTGAGCACCTGCATTTGGTCACTGAAGCCTTGCGCATCCTCCAAGCTCTTGCCAGTTACAGCACTTCTGTTACCGTAGGCAGCTAGCTGCTCATCAAAGTGCTCCAGAGTTGGGCGCTCAATGCTCTGCAAGTTACCGAACACAGTAACACGGTCAAGGTCAGACTGCTTGGCTGCAACTTGAGTCACAAGCTCAAGGCCAGCCTCATCTGCTTGATTGAGGCGTACAGTGCTCTCCTTCATGAAGGCATCCACTTGCTCCTGTGCCTTAGCACGGGTGGCCACAGCTGCTGGGTCTGTTGCATCAATAGCGTACTTAGGGTCATCATTGAGCAGCTTCTGTACACGAGTAGCATCGTACAGGTTATCCCCAGCTGGGGCAAAGGTAGTGATTGCATCCTGCATCACTACACGGAGGTCAGCATTGCTGCCGCTCTCTACGGCACGGAAGGCTCCCTTTGCTGCACCGTACAAGCGGATACCATCAATAGCTGTACCGATTGCCGCGCCCAGTGCCACAAAGGGCAAACCCTCAGCAGCTAGGTTCTTGGAGCTATCCCATGCACTGAGCTGGTCAGGGTTCAGGAGGGTGTTCTGATTGTTGAGTGCAATGAACGCGCCCTCCATAACAAGTGCTTCCTGTATGTTCTGCCTCGCAGCCCAACCTAGTGCTTGATTGAAAGCTGTTCCGCGCCAAGTGAACTCAGCCACGTTGCTCTGCACAGCTGTGCGTAGAGCCTGAGCCTGCGAGCTTGCAAGCACAATGTCAGGATTGGTGACACCCAGAGCGTTCGTGAAACCGAACCGTCCAGTGCCAGCTACATTGCCCATAGCTTGAATGCCACGGAACGCACGTAGAGCCAAAAGCCCTGCGCCAACTGACCCTACAACTAAGCCGCCAATGTCTGCTCCTACCTTGTGTTCTAAGTAGTAGTCCTCAGCCTCTTGGCCTACCAAGTTCTGCACAACGTCTGCTTCGTTGGTCATGGCAAGGTCTGCACCAAAGGTGTTGCCTATGGCCTTCACACTGTTCCAAATACCTACACCTCCGCTGATTACGGAGGAGGTTACACCATACCCAAAGAACTCGCCAGCAGACTGGATGAAGCTCTGGCCTGAGCCATCCACTTCCTCGTTATCTGCCGCTTGTATAAAATCATTGCTCATAATGAGTGCCTATAAAGAGTGTGCCCCGCACGGAGCAGGGACTTTGTGGGATTACTTGCTGAGGTCTAGGGTAAGCGCATCCTTGTCAGGAGGTGGAGCCTGCAGGGCATCTAGTAGCTCATCCCAACGAGACTCAGCTTTTTCATTCCCTGCCTTTTTAGCTTCCTGCACCTTCTTCTTCACTACTGGCACAGCTTGCTTACCAGTCACATTACCGTCCTTGATTGCAGCTTCCACCTTCTTGACAGCTTGGGTGGTGTCCTTTGAACTGGAGGTATCAGCTGCTAGTATTTCTTCGAACAGCTTGTTGGTGTACGCACGGGCAGCCTTTTGGTCTAGCTGAGCTGCAACAGTTGCATATGCAGCGTCTGCTTCAACACTATTGGCAATCTGCTTGCTATTTGCTCTAGCATTCTTAGCATCAAGCTGTCCTGACACTATACTGTACGCAGCGTCGGCAGCTGTATCTTTTGCCAGCTTATCAGTGAAGGCTCGCGTATTCTTCTGCTCAATTTGCCCTGCAGCAACTGAGTAAGAAGCATCTGCTTCTACGGAGTCAGCTAGCTGCTTAGTCTCTGCGCGAAGGTTCTTCTGGTCAAGCTGCACAGACAAAGCATCATACACCTTCTCAGCCTCAGTTTGTGCTGTAGCTGGAATGCCACCAGCAACTGGTTGGACAGTAGCTGGAATGCCACCAGCGACCTGCGGTGCGTGCCCTGCTGGAGTATACTGGCTTGCAGTCATTGCCGCTTGCTCTGGAGTTGCCTGCAAGGACACTCCTCTGTCAAACTTAACTAGATTCTTAGCAGCTTCTACATCAGCAGAGCTTTGGCTTGGAAGCAAGTAGTCTACAGCTGCCCCTACTATACCAAAAGCTCCTTGACCCTCTTTCTTGGTAGCTGCAATCCGCATCTTGTCCATGTCCACTGGGTTGCCCAAGCGGTACTGCTTGCCCTTGAAGGTTACAACTCCTGAGCCATCAGATACAATCCCGTACTGGCCTAGAGTCTTAGCTTCCAAGTCAGAGTCCAGAGCTGCTTCCCCTGTTTTCTTGCCGATGAGTGCTACCACACCAGCAGGGTTGGCTACCTTGTTCTTCTCCAGCACCTCGAACATGGCGACAATCTGCGCAGTCTTCTTGTCCTGTGTGGAGCCAGCCCCTGCGTGTGCTAGGAACATCTGCACCTTAGGGTCAGCTAGCACAGTGGCCGCCTGCTTAGAGATTCCGTAGGTGTTCACCAGTGTAAGCGGAGACTTGAACGCTGCAAGGCTGAAAGCTCCCTGCCCAATGTCCTTCCCTGCTGCCTTGCCATTTATGTAAGAGCGAGCACTTTGGTTGTACACTACGTTCTTAGCCATTTCCATAGCTCGGTTACGGAAGAACTTGCGTTGGTCAGTTGTAAGATTATTTTCCCACTGTACCTGCCCCATCTTAGCATCACCAGTCTTGCCTACCATTGCTTCGTTGTAGCTAGCTAGCTTGAGCTTTTGCTCGTTCTCCTGCGTAAGCTGATTGACCTGATTGCCGCCAATGGCTGCAAGGTCTGCATTGCCTGTGAGTGCCCCAAGCTGTGCAATCTCGCCAACTGTGGAACCTTGCACCACTGCTGTGTACGCGCTCTTGCTGTCCCCGCTATTGATAGCGTGCGCACCTGCCTTGCTCCAAGCCACAAAGGTTGGGTCACCCTTAGCTTGCATATCAGTCATCATGCTCATGGCCATGTTGCGATTAGCTTCAGTGGGTGGCAAGTTCTTGGCTAGCAGGTAGAAGTTAGCAGCCTGCTTGATTGCACCATCACGGTACTTAGCCGCATCAGCTTCACGCTGCATCTTTTCTGCTTGCAACTCGTTGGCACGCTTGCCTATCTTGTTCTGCTCCGATGCGAGCTGGTTGCGCTGTTCAGCCTGTGCCCACTCAGCATTTGCTTTAGCTATAGCGAAGATATCCTTGCCTGTACCTTCCAGCGCTAGAGCCTTCTCCTTCTGCCCTGAGGCAACCGCTTGCTGTGCATCCAAGCCCTTGTTTAGCTCAGCTGCCTGCAAGCGCAAGCCATTGGAGTTCACTAGGTTCTGGATGCTGAGCATCTCCTCAACCTGCACGGTGGTGTTCTGCACAACATTGTTGATGTTGCGGTTGTACACCTGCACCGCTTTGGAGTGAGTTTGGATTGCATCTTCCAGTTTGTTGGATTGCAGGGTATCCGCTACCCAGCGGATTGGGTGCAGGATTGCGTTAGGCTTGTTGGCCTGAATTGCACTAAGCTCCTTCTGCGCGTTGATTGCAGACAAGCTTTCCTGTACCAGCCCTTGCCGCCCCACTTCCACAGCTTGTATACCCTGCTGTGCAATCTGTGCTACTTCCAGCGCTGTCTTGTTAGAAGCCTCAGCTGCGGCCAAGCTGATTGTGTCAGCATTGTCTGCGCGCTGCTTCTGCACATTGGTGTTGTTGGTGATTGCAGCTTCCAGCGCATTGAAGCTGTTGATTGCTGTGGCCTGTGCGAACGTGGCCTGTGGGGGAAGCTGCCCTATTGGTACTGCGGCTGAGGCTTGCACACTGCCTTTGCCTGCATTGAAGGAGGCATCAAATGCCTCATCTACTGTAGCCATATTATCCTCCTAGGGTAAGGTTGGCACTCATGCCAGAGCTCTTACCCTTCTGAGTGGTAACAGAATGCGTGGTCTGAGTGCCTTCGCTCTGTGTATCAGTGGAGCTCTTGCCTGTAGCAGCAGATGTGCCGAAAGCTTTGGCTTCAAGACCAAGCGCAGCCATGATGGCCTCAATGCCTGAGTTCTGCTGGGTCTGATCAATTGTAGCGTAGTCCTTGATGGTCTGTTGCTGCACCTCTGCACCCTTGGCTACAGTAGCTGCGAACGCATTATCTGCCAAGCCCTGTAGAGCTGTGCTGTTGTACACTCCGCCCTGTCCACCTTGTGCCACAATCTGTGGAAGCGCTTCTTGCTTGTACTTTGTGAACAAGTTGTCAATAGCACCCTTGCTGTCCATGATAGCTTGGTTCTTGGTGTAGTCCTTACCAAGTTCACCTTGTGCATCAGTGAGGGTTGTTAGCAACGTGTCCAGCTTCTTCTTGCTGAACTCGTCAAAGGCTGTGGTCACCTCGTTGGTGCTACCTGTTGTGTTAGCTGTACTGGACTCTATGCTCTTTTGGAGCAAGTCCTGTACTGTTGTGGATGAGCTCTTGCTCTTGCTACCACCTAAGGAAAATGATGCCATATCTTGTACCTCTTAACCCTTGTGGGCTTGTTTAGTTGGGCGTGCACCAAACCACCAAGTGAGTGCTATACCTGTGCAGCTTACTGTACTTTCCAGCAAGAACTTTAGCAGGTCATGAGCTTCTGCTGGGGTCAGCTGTGCTCCCGCTAGGGAGAGCAGGCGGCTTGTGTAGTACATTGTACTACAGAGCAGTAGCGCGGTGAGCAATGGGCGTACAAGGCCACGAACCGCATCTACCAGCATTAGATGCGGAGAAGCGTACTGGCTGGTCTCTGTGCTGTAAGTAGCTGCATCCACAGGCGCGCTGGCCACTAAGCCATCCCCATCCTGCTTCACAACTTGCGCAGTCAGTGCTTGCTCAGCCATATCTAGCTGGTGCTTGTTGTTGATTTCCAGCTTGGTAAGCTCCAGCTTGGCCTCGTGCCAGCGACTGAACGCAGCCCCTGCTGCACCAAGCACCCCGCCTCCGAGTGCGTTACCTACGATATCTACAAGGCTCATAAGATTCTCCACATAACAAAAAGCCGCAGTCCTCATGCAAGGCTGCGGCGTATGGCGTGCTATCGCACAGGTTTTGGGGGCAGTACCACTAGAGTGAACGGCTTCATTCCAAGCAAGCTCTCTAGTCGGCCAACCCCAGCCCGACTGTTAAGGAGCATCTTGCCCTTAGCTGCTGTCCGCCCTATGCTAGTGCCGAGTGCGATACATCCTAGTAGCTCGTTAGGAAAGTTAGCTGGGTGGATGCGGATTCCAGTGCGTTTGGGCACAGCTTCCACAAGGTACATTAGCCGACCAAAGCGTGCACTCTGTGTGGCTCGCACATTGTATGTGCCTGCTGGGATGCAGCTAACTTTGGTTTCATTGTCCAGCCACGGGCGCTCAAGGGTTAAGAGCTCTAGCCCTGCTTCCTTGCAGCTCAGCTTACCCCACATGCCTCCATTTTCTTCCCCAGTGCGCTGTATGGTTACTACTGGTTGGCTCATATCTATTACTCCTTAGGAGGTTCATCATCCCGCTTGCACACAACGGCTGCTTGCCGTTCCAGCCACAGCTTGCGAAGTCGCAGGCAGATTTGCAGCCATGTGTAGATTAGGGTTGAAATTATCAGCCACTCTGAGAGAGGTTGTCCTGCAATGGTGTAAGCTGTGACTGCAACTGGAGGCGCTAGCTTTAGTGCTGTCATTTCTATCTCCTGTTTGTGTTGCTCCACACCTTTTACAAGTTCCTGCATGGCAGCCTACTCCAAGTTAGATGTTCCAAGTTGCTTCGGGAAACTGCCCACTGGCTGCAAGCTGTGCATAAGCATAGGCTATTGGATTAGCTGCGGTTAAGGCAGTCGTAACAAACTCTGCAACATTATCATACCACGGTAGTGACTCTATCCCTGCAACCCGTGCAGCTTGGTCTTCCCACGCACGTAGCTTGCAGATACAGTTTGTTGTGTATGCTTGTACAGTCTCAATGTTGACGTAAGCCGCAGGGTAAGTGCGGCCACGGATTGTAAGCTCTGTTGTAAATGCCATGATTATGCTCCGATTAAGTTAGAGTCAGTGTAGCTGTGCGAGTTGTACCGTCAGTGCCTTTTAGCTTGAAAGTCAGTAAGCTGTTTGATGTAACTTCTACGACAAGCTGACTGTTAGCTGTCAGTGTTTTGGTAGCCCCTACTACGACATTTTGAAATAGCGCACCTTTCATCTCCCAGTCTGTGGCATTATGCTGCGCTACTACTGTGCCAGCCACCTCACCGCCTGTGGCTAGGACAACATTATCAGATAGTGCTCCTACGCCTTTATATGAACCAATTATTGTGTTATTAGAGCCTGACGTTACGTCATGCCCTGCAAACCTACCCATGAAAATGTTGTAGTCACCACTAGCATGTAAGAATCCTGCGTGATAGCCGAGTGCGATATTATATGTTCCTGCCACTAATGAGTAGTGTGTTAGCATACCTACAGCTATGTTATTAGTACCTGTTGTAAGGGAAAAGTGGGCACGCTCTCCCACAGACACATTCTGCGTACCCGTAGTCAACGCTACTTGGCTCTCTCTGCCGATAGCGGTATTGCTCGTCCCCGTAGTCATTACAAGCTGCGCTCCTATGCCAACCGCAGTATTGTAGCTTCCCGTAGTTAAGACAGGCTGTGCGTTTGCGCCAAAAGCTGTATTGTTCGTACCTGTTACACTGACGGGCTGTGCAGCAAGACCGAACGCAGTGTTAGTAGCCCCCTGCCTGCCTGTACCGTCTGTGACTTGCTTCTGTAGCTTACCGAAAGCCCCAAGCACATTATCAGAGGCAGAGATAACTCCGCCACTAGCTAGGCTGAGACCAGTTAGGACTGTAGCACGAGTGTCAGCATCAGTGTAGCTTGTAATAGCAGTTGTACTTATCCCTGTAATACGCCCTGCTGCATTATCTATCACTACTGGTATAAGACTAGAACTACCATAAGTTCCAGCAGTAACTCCACTTGCAGCCAAGCTGATAGTTGGATTACCACTTACACCATCCCCATTAGTAACTGTAACCTGCGAGGCTGTGCCTGTAATAGTCCGCTTAGTAAATGTATCAGCAGCAGTCTGCATAACAATGCCTGCTGTCCCATCAAGTCCTGCAAGGGCTGTCAGAGTTGCATCAGCAGGTTGTACTCCATTATTTACCCATGTTTTAAGTCCTGTTAATTCCTGCTTAACATTCACGCCACCTTGAACACACTCTATTAACTCAGCACCAGTCAGTTCAGCCGCTGGTGTCATTTCA